TATATAATCCAAATCACTTTGACAGCAATGAACGTGTAGATCAACTCACGAGGAGAATCACTACAATAACTGAAGTTACTAAGTGATCTGGGGACCTACGGCTACCGGCTACCTTAAAAAAGTCCGCTTTAAGGCGGACTTTTTAAGGTAGACCGGTAGACCGAGGTCGGGGTAGGTAATACTGGTCTACCCCTCCCTCGGTTTATATCTGAAAAATCTGAGACATTGACGGTAGCCGCCTATCGGCGTCTGATCGCTCCGCTTCGCTTCGCTCTAATAGGATTTTTTTTTAAGTGGGCTACGCCCCGAGTCTAGCCACTGTTGCGCGTTGATGCTAAAAGATCGGTATCTATAGTAACACAATCTCTCGGATTCGCGCCAATCGCAGATTGTTGTGTGACTGCGGTAATCAAATAATATTTGTTGCCAGGAGGAAGCTGTTCGATTGGTACTGATGTCCATGGAAGTGTTGTTCGAGGATTTCTCACTTTAATATTAGGTTTAATGTTAATCTGTCCTTTTCGATATGTTGCGAACGGATTTGATACAGCATCATTGCCGCCTATTTGAGTAGGTGGTGAGCCATAACCTCCTTGTGCAAGTGTTATATTTCGACAATAATGTACTTTGAAGATAGCTGGGTTCAATCGTATGTTTTGCATGAAGTTTGGATCGGGTGTAGCAGTGAGTCGATTACCGATATAATCACCGCCCAAAACAAGAATATCAGTGCCTTCGGGATTTCTATTTGCAAAGTCGCGTCTAAGAGTGACGACAAAGATGGTTACTTGAGCCCAGTAACTTTGAAATAAACTCACTCTAAAATTAATAGACATGCGGTAGACTGTTGTAGATGATTTGGCAGATACAACCTGAGACTGTCTTAAAACATTAACCCAGTTCCCGAAATCAGTAAGTGTTCGTCCATTGTTTGTAAATGTAACGGGATTTTGGGTGGTTGAGGTATCACATAAAATCGTATTAAGCTGCTGCCAATCGCAATGGATAGGAGCTGGCATAAGAGCCTTAAGGCGTGCGATAGTGCGTGCATTTCCTTTTATGAGAGAACGGTTGACACGAGCTGTCTTAGGCGCGTACCGGGCGCGCAGGCCAACAGAAGCAGACCTACGACGCTTACGGGTATTGCGAGTCTTGCGTAAACCGTTAGATTTAGTAACAGCCATTGTGGCATAACAGGGGGATCCGGGGCGTGCAGGGGCCTTTATATATACGCAGAAAATAATTTCGCGCGTTCATTTGGGTAGAATTTATATGGTCTACCATATCAAAACAGTCGAGTCTACTGTTTATCTCCAAGCCAGAGCCATGCCGTGCGTGACAAGTAAATCGTGGAAATTCACTATTTACGGGGAGGATCTGGAGGCTGAAATAGAATGGCTAAAAACCTTAGAATTTAATGTAATGACGTGTTCAAAGGAAGTCTGTCCTGATACGGAAAACTTGCACCTACAAGGCGCGGTAACATGGAAGCGATCATATTCATTGGCGGCGCTAAAAAAGCTACATGCGAAGGCACATTGGGAAATACAGAAATGCGTACAAGACAATAATTACGAGCGAAAGAGAGGATCTGAAGTTTTGATTGACCAAGACAATCGCAAAAAAAAAGGCGCTCGTACAGATATAGAGAATATCAAGACCATCGTAAAATCCAGTGGTTCCATGCGAGATGTTGTAGAGGCTGCGACAAGTGTCCAATCGATAAGGATGGCAGAGATATGGCTGAAATATTGCGAAGCACCGAGGCCAATCAGTCCCGCTCCTGCTATACATTGGAGATGGGGGACATCTGGAGTTGGCAAGACACGAGAAATATGGGATACTCATGATATTAATGAAGTGTTTACTCCGGTGTCGTATAAATGGTGGGAAGGATATGATGGTCATAAAGTCGTCCTCATTGATGAATTGCGGGGAGATTGGTGTACGTTCGGACAATTGCTTAAAATCACGGATCGATATCCGTTTAGAGTCGAGACAAAAGGAGGATCACGTCAAATGTTGGCATCAGAAATTTGGATTACTTCATGCAAGCCGCCTGAATTGTTATATAATCCAAATCACTTTGACAGCAATGAACGTGTAGATCAACTCACGAGGAGAATCACTACAATAACTGAAGTTACTAAGTGATCTGGGGACCTACGGCTACCGGCTACCTTAAAAAAGTCCGC